TATCCAGTTGTGCCTTGAAATTTGCAGGAGATCCTAATACAGGATTATTTAGTCCAGGTGCAGATCAGGTTTCATTAGTAACTGGTGGATTTGCAAGGCTTACAATAGATTCATCTGGTGTAATTACAGTCGGAGTTGCTGGTGGTAATACAGGTAACCTTATTGTTACAGGAAACCTTACAGTTACTGGAACTTTCGATTCTCAAGACCAACTCGCTCTCATACTAGCTTTAGGATAATATGGCAAATACCTTTAAAATTGATACTAAATCAAGTGTCGTTACAGATGCTGTTGGTAGCTCTAATGCTACCGTTGTAACGGCTGGAGGTTCAGCAACTTTAGTTCTTTTAAGTTGCTTAGTTTCAAACAAGACAGGAGCAAGTGCTCAGGTTGATGTTTATTTAGTAACAAACTCAGGAGATGATGTTTATATAATAAGAAATGCTCCAGTTCCTGCAGGATCATCATTAGAAATAATAAGTGGATCAAAAATAATTATGGAGTCAAGTGATATTCTGCGAGTAAGAACAGGAACGGCAACTGCTCTGGATGTAGCTGTCAGTTATTTAGAACAGACTTAAGGAGGTATAACAAATGGCTCTTAATCAAGTTGGATTAGAAAGACTAGGTACATCAGTAACTGATAAGATTGGTGAAAGAAAAAATTTAATAATTAATGGAGCTATGTTAGTGGCTCAACGTGGTACGTCATCTACTTCTGCTGGTTATAAAACTGTTGATAGGTTTCAAAGTTATTTTGCCAATACAGGTGTTACAATCACACAATCTCAACAATCTTTATCTTCAAGTGATACTCCATATACTTCAGGCTTCCGAAAATTCTATAGAACTGCGTTAGGTAGTGCTGGAACTGCAAATGCAAATGCTGAAGTTGGAATATTTCAAAGATTAGAAGCTCAAGATATTGCAAGTAGTGGTTGGAATTATATATCATCTACAAGTTATATTACTCTACAATTTTGGTTTAGATGCTCTACAAACCAAACTTTTTATTGTTATTTAGAAAGTCAAGATGGTACTGGACAAAGTTATCCATTTAGTTTTACCGCAACTGGAAATAATACTTGGACAAAAATTACAAAAACATTTCCAGGTAACTCTAATTTACAGTTTGATAATGATGCAAATTATGGTTTACAACTTGCAATTATTCCTTTTTTCGGCACAGATTTAACAAATAACAAAACTTTAGATCAATGGAGTGCTTTTTCTGCTTCAAATCGTTTACCTGACATGGCATCAACTTGGTTAACTGCTGGTGCATCTACATTTGATCTTACAGGAGTTCAATTAGAAGTAGGCAGCGTGGTAACAGATTTTGAGCATAGGTCATTCGGTCAGGAGCTTGAGCTTTGTAAAAGATATTTTCAAGTTCTTATTGATGGTGATAATACTACTGATTCTTTTGGTAATGCTACTTGTTTTAACTCAACTAGTATTCATTTTGTAACACCATTACGACCAGAAATGAGAACTGTTCCAACATTAGACTACACGACAGGATCTAATTATTACAACGCATTCCAAAATAATACTAATGATACTTTTGATACATGGGCATTAGTGGGTAATTCTCATACTAGAGCTGTTGATCTTATGGCTTCTAGTGGCGTTAGTGTAACCTCTGGTGCTTCCGCATTATTGAGAATTAATAACGGATCAGCTAAAATTAGATTTACTGCGGAACTTTAATTATGGCTTATCCAACAAATCCTATTTATAAACTTGTAAAAGATCCATTTACTAATCAGGTTGTTTCAGTTTCTACTCAAACAGGAAATTCTGAACCTTATCAAGTTAAATGTATTCCATTTAATGAAGCAAACACCGACTACCAAGAGTACCTTGAATGGGTAGCAGAGGGGAACACAGCCGAAGCTGCTGATGTAGATACTTTAACTTGGGATGATATTAGAGCTACAAGAGATCAGATATTAATAGATACAGATTGGACAATGACAACAGGTGCTTCTGTTGATCAGGCACAGTGGGCTGCATATAGACAAAACATAAGAGATATTCCTCAAACTTATTCAGGTAAAACTCCTGATGATGTTGTCTGGCCGACACAACCATCGACTGCTGGTCCTAATACTTAGTAGTTCCCAAGATTACTCACTGTAAAATAAGAACAGAAAAAGAATATTGTAGTTAAACAGTCATGCCATATATTGGAAATGACATAAGGGCAAATGTAGATTACAAAACTATTGATGATATCTCAAGTAGTTTTAATGGTAGTACTACATCTTTTGCTCTACTGGTCGGAGGTGTTTCCCCCGTTCCTTTTCCAAAGTACGAAACTCAGTTAATAATATCTGTTGGTGGTGTAGTCCAGGAACCAGATTCTTCTGGAACAACAGGATTCCAATTAACAGGAACAAATATAGTTTTTAGTTCTGCTCCTGCAGCAGGAGAAGCATTCTTCGGAGTGATACTTGCCAGTGCAGATTATTTAAATGCCGGTGGAACATTCCCAGATGGTACTGTTGCAGTTCCCTCTATAACATTTACCGACGATACCGACACAGGATTGTTCAGAGTAAGTTCCGGACAGATAGGTATTGTAGCTAACGGAACAAAGGTTGCACAGTTCCCAACAGCAACAGGTTCATCAGGACAGTTGCTTTCCACAAATGGAGCTGGTGTTCTTTCATATGTTGATCCACCTGCTTCAGCAACTGGAGGTGGATCTGACAAGGCAATATATGAGAACGCAACAGCAATAACAGCTAACTATACAATCGGAACTTCATTCGGATCTACCTGTAATGCTGGTAGCTTTGGACCTATTACAATTAACGCAGGCGTGACCCTCACTATACCTAGCGGTTCAGTCTATACGGTGGTTTAAATTATGCCTATTGCAATTAATGGATCAGGAACAGTAACAGGAATAGCGGTAGGTGGCTTACCTGACGGAATAGTAGACACAGATATGCTTGCTGCAAAAGCAGCTACAGCACCTAAGTTAGGTAATGGATCTATTCTTCAAGTTCAACATACCGATTCAAACACCCACTTTACTACTAATAGCACTAGCTTTGTTGATGTAACAGGTATGTCTGCTGCAATAACCCCTTCATCAAGTTCAAGTAAGATTCTTATTGTTTGTTCATTAGCAATTAGTAAACTTGATAACCATAGTATGCTAGGTAAAATAGTTAAAAATGGTTCTGATATCTCAGGTGCTGGTGGTGTTATTGAGTCAGGACATAATAATCAACTTGCTGGTGTCTGGTGGACTACAAGAAGTTTTGGACATTCAGCTAACCTATATACAGCACAATATATGGATACTGCAGGGTCTACATCTTCAATCACATATAAAGTTCAAGGTAGAACGAGTTCTAGTTCTCAGAATTTTTATATTAATTACACTTTATATGGTGAAGATAATGTTTATGCAAGTCCAAGCAGTTCAGGACTAACATTATATGAGATAGCAGCATGATTTACACTAAAGTAAAAGCCTTAATTAGTTTAAAACCAAACAAACAATTTAGTTGGACTGGTAATGAATATTCTGGTTTGACATGGTTAGATTCTGGCACAGCACCAACTGAATCTGAATTAGATGCTGAAGTGACTAGGTTAAACAATGCAGAACCTATGAGATTGTTAAGAGTTGAAAGAGATAGATTATTAACAGCTTGTGATTGGAGAGCAAGTTCTGATTTAACACTTGCAGATACTTGGAAAACATATAGACAGACACTGAGAGATTTGCCTGTGTCTGCATCACCTAAACTAGATAGTAATGGTGATTTAGATATGACATCCGTTACTTTCCCAACGGAGCCTACATAATATGAGTTCTATAAAATTAACAGCTGATTCTGGAGGAGGTACTTTTGAAATTAAAGCTCCTTCTTCTGGTTCAGATGCAAGAGTATTAACTGTTCCTGATTCAGCAAGCGGAACAGTACTTACTTCTACAAATCCAAAGTCAGGAACTATTATTCAAACAATTACAGTAACAGCAAATACCGCTCTTTCTTCTTCAAGTGGAACTTATGTAGAAACACCTGTAACAGGTTCTATAACACCAGAAAGTAGTTCTAGCAAAATAATAGTTACAGCTTGTGTTCCTGTTTGGCCACCTTCTGGTGGTTATTTGCACGTTCAATTAAGATCATCAGGTGGTAATACAAACAATGATATAGGTACTTGGGGTGATGCTTATGCAACAAATGGTCAAAGTGGTGCTGCATATAATTCTATGTATAGATGGGTACATACAAGCCACAACACAACCTCTGCAATAACTT